GTTTTGGCTATCATTGTTCCGATTTTCATAAGCAGGCTCAGTGACAAAAGGAAAGCCTACCGGGCTGCCGCCGCGCCGATTTTAGAAAAACTACTTATGGAGGTATCCGCCATTAAATCTGACTCATACCCTTTCCAGACCATCCGCGAAGTGGATATACATCACCTTTGTGCGCGTGTAGGACCCCGTAAAAGGAAGAGTCTCATGAAAGCGTATGCTCAGTATCTTGAAGGGCACAAAATTGCCAAAACAGTGCATTGGGATGATGAAAGTCTATCTAACGGCGTTTTCTTCCCCGCGAGCTTTTACGTCAAAAATCCTGAAGAAGTGCTCTCCAAAATGAATCATCTAGTTAAAGAGCTTTCTTGACATCCAAAAGGCAAAGCAGTTAATCGCACCTTAATCACCCCATCAAAAACGAAAAGGGAAATCAGCATGTCCGATTACCATAATCTTCTTTTTTCAATACGTTCTAGAGTCTGTGATAACCGCAACATGTCTCACTCTGCTTACTACGCAGGTAGCCCGCAGGATAATCAGATAAGAAACCGAGCGGCAGCGGTGTTTGTTTTGGAAATGGTCCTTCATCAGCACCGAGCGAAATATGGGACCATCTTTAATCCACTCGAAGGAAAAGCCGCATTAAACCACTTGATCTTTGTCAAAACTAAGTGGGCCCCTCAAGATATAAAGTCGCTGTCTTTCGAGGATGCTTTATTCGTCATACAGGATGAGCTGAGGATTGATAACATCAACGAAGAAGCCCAGGCGGCATTGAGCGCTTTTAATCTCCCTGCACACTCTTATCGCTTTGAGGATTTTCCAGAAGCGGATTGGGCCCAGAAGGAAAACTCAATGTTCCTTCAAAACCTGATGATGAAAGACGCTCAAGCGTAGATTCCACCTGTTCGAGCTGTTCATAAAGGGCGGCTCGCTCTTTGCAGAGGCGATTAAAATGTGCCACGTGCAACTTTTGCTGATTTAGCCACTCCTCAAGCTGCAACGGGTTCATGTCAGGATTATAGAAATAGGGTTGTTGCTTTTCGCTTTGCATAACTGCACTCCAGAAAGCAAAAAAACCCGCCGGAGCGGGGTTTAGATGATTAAGCTGTGTGACGTAGTAACCACTCTTAACAGAGTACCCAGCAAATTTCGTAACGAATAGACCTTTAAACGATTTTTTTTACGATTGTTCTTTGAGTCCAGCTATCCATCTCCAGTTCTGATCCCGTCATCATTATGCAGGCATCAATAAACGTTTCGGCTATCATCAACTGCTGCCTGATCTTCCCTTCTGAGCATTTATTCCAGCGGGCAATGGTCGACTTCGATACATCATAGATATAATGCAACATCACCAGTTCCAGCTCATCCTGACGATTAGCCTTAGTGAGCATTCCAACTGCAGTGTCGATAATCATCCCGTCGTTATCACTGCATGACAGCCGTGATTTTTTTGTATGGGGGAGCAGGCTTTTAAACATTGCGCTTGTAGGGCACCAGCGAACCTGACTGCCGTCATTCGCTGCCCAGCTGCCCCATCGTTCTAACACCATCTGAATATCACGCATTTTTGTCTCCGCTATTTTTCTTACCCGTGGCAATAACGCCAAGTGCCAAGGCTCTGTCGAGCGTGCGAATGATCAACTCCGGCTGTGTGCCGTACTTAGCCTCAAACGCACGCACATCAGCATGAAGTTCATCGTGGTGCGCTCTGCATAGCGGCAACACGAATAGATCATGCGCTTTAGTTCCCATACCGCCCTGGCCGTATCCGATCAGGTGGTGCGGGTCGTCTGCTTTTTTCCCACAGCACAAGCACGGCTGCTGCTTGGCCCACTGGGTATACTTCTCGTTGCTCCATCGGCGGCGCTTTGGCCGTAACAGAAACGTCTCCGGCGTTTCAGGATCGATAGCCATCTCCAGCACCTGCTTTGCCTGCTCCTCCAGAATCTGCACTGCTGATTGCTCCGGGACGATATGCGCCTCTTTCAGTGTTCCGGTGGCCACCTTCCCAACAGGCAGTTTCAACACGATGCGTGCGGCGTTCTCCGGCATCAGATCAATAACGTGCTTTGTTGCAGCCCACCAGCATAGCTCCGGCAAGGTTAGCTGGTGGCCATCGGGCAGCATAAATGCCGACAGAGCCGTGCTGATCAACCAAAGTGCGGTATTGCGCGCTGCGATATCCAGAGTTCGGGGCGATGGTTCGATTTCGCGTAGCCGGTTATCACAGTGCCAGCAAAGGCGAACTGCACCGTTTCCAGTACGCAGAGTGGTATGGCTGGAATCATGCCAGTCACTTTCAATCTGACACCCGGAACCGTGCTGCAGGTGGTCTTCAAGAGAGTTAATCCCGCCAGCTGCTTTGATAACACGCTCATGAGTGAAGAATGTCATCATCGCCGGATCATCCAGCAACGGCTGGCCCGTATCTGGGAGCATGCCGGAATTCAGTTCGTGCATATGGTGTGGCTCAGTACTGATAAGCACCCGGCGCGCGCGGAATAGTGGCATCAGTTCACTACCCGGACGAAGCAGCACAATTCCAAGATCGGGCTGGATGCAGGGCTTTAGTAATGCTCTCATCAATCCCCCTTTAAGATGCGCTGGCTGAAACCAGAATGCGGATCAGTTCCTGTACCTTAGTATCGAAGAAGTGAGGCTGCGTCTCTCTCGGGTTACCAGGGCTGATGATGTTTTTACCAAAGAGCATGCCCCGCGATGTAACTGACCAGAACTGCTTCTGACCATTACGGGATTTAGCTGATGTGCTTGGGCGTGAACGGCGCTCTACGATGCCAGCATGCTGCAGGCGATTAAATGCCTCTTGCGTGCTGAGTCCGAGGTTATGGCGCTGTAGCAGAGTGGTGAGGGCCATTGTGGGGCGGCTTGAACCATCAATCGAATCAGAGGGGGCGTCAATGGCATATGAAGGCATCATGTTTGGCAGGCCAGCGAAATCCTGAAGTTTCTGGTAAGCACCCAGCTTTGATGAGTTCGACAGATTCAGGGTACGTGAGGCAGACTCAAGGAGAATAACGCCCGCCTGCACCTGGTCTGCCCGATTCGGTCCCTGTGAGGTATGTTGCCCTGTCACTACTGAATCAAAAGTCCTGATCACCTTCAGGCTGAATGACGAGCTGATCCACATTGCATAAGAGTAAACCAGCTCTTTGCAAACATAGGTGCCACGGTTATCACCACCGTGAATCACTCTAACTGGTTGATTTTGTTCCAAGGGAGGATTTCCACCCTCGGTTAATTCCTGTACAAGCTCCTGCGTCTGTTGGTTCCCCAGCCAGAAACGAGGCTTATGCCGCTCCTCTCCACCAGCAGCGCGGTGTAAATCGTTCAGGCAATAGCGGCCCGAGGTATCCTGGCGTACAGAAACGCCATCAATTACGAGTAACTGATTCATACTTGTCTCCGCTTATGATCAAAAATGCCGTTTGGCTGCATCCATCCGGCACTTCTTATTACTTGAGGTCTGACTGATGAAAGGTCTTATCACCCAAATCACTTTCGCTGATAGTTAGCGTATTGCCCGATACTGAAAACATAATTGTAGAATCGAGAGGATTGTCACGCCAGCGGCCTAATCGATTTGGAGTATTATCATCCCCCGCAGTTCTCCACATTATTTGGTTGCCGTTAATTATTTTGCATTGGTATTTCCAAAGGGTACCATCGTTATCACGTATATACTGTAGCTCGACCAAATCACCATTCCCCCTAGCTTTCATGATGCTCGGGTCCTTGCCCATTTCAACGCTGATGGCTGCCTTACATAGTTGGATGTTAGTGAAATCAGCACTTTGAACATTAAAGCTAATGACAGAAAGTACCGATGAAAATGCAATAAAATGAAACTTATTCATTCAAACCCCATCATAGGTAAAGTTTTTTTCTAACTGTTTAAATATACAATCATAGAAGTGATTCAGCAACGCCATTGTGTTGCTTTAACGATAAAATCCTCTGATCGTAACTGCAGATCCTCAGCACTGCATGATTATTTTTCATTCAACATAAATTTTTTCTCATTCTTATTGTAGTTACGTAGGCCTCATGGTGAGCTGGATCATCAAAATTTGATTTCAGCAGTTGTTTTAAATCTAAGTAGCATCAGGTTAATACACTGAATTAGGTTTCGGTGCAGGAATAAGAGTTAATATGCTGTAAATATATTGATATTATTCTGACGCGACATTTTTGAAATATAATATCTTTCAGGCTCATAAGTTTTGTTAAAATTCTGTTTTCGCTTGTATATTCAACAACACTACGCTGACTGGATCAGGGTAGTATCCCTATTAAACTTACAACTACAATAACTAAAGAACTTTTTATATTGTCTCGTAAGAACTTAAACTTGCAAATACGGATTAAATTTAAGTAATTCTTTCTTGGAGCAGCTTAAGGTTATTAGAGGTTTTTTTATGCGAACAACCAAAGGGTGATATGATTTCGAGCACTGCCAAAACTAAGATTATACATCGGTAGATCATGGTAAACAAATGGTCCGAGTGAGATGTCAAAGATGATGGAAGGAGATGCTGGAGAGATAATTGATAAAACCCCTGCTTAACTGAGGGGTTAAGATGATAAAAAATAAAATGCTGATATGGATAGGCAGTCGTTGTAGTTGTGTAATCCAGACCAGAACTGACGCAATCAACAGTCAGCGTGGACTTATTTATATAAGCAGCAGTGAGTAACTATAAGTTATAGCAACTTGCTTTAATTTTAATCGATCATAAACTTATAAAATGCTGAGGAATCATTTTGGTTGGTTTTTAGGTTCCCAGTATTCTCCTTGAACATTAGCCAAGCAGTCACCACCATGACCTCTATCTCGATACGCGTAAGCTTTAGCTACGCGTTTAGCCAATTTCTTATCATAAAGATGGCCACTCGTACCCACCTTTATTTTGTCAACAGCCTGGTCAACGAGCTTTTCACTAGCGGGTTCTAAATCTAGTTCACCACACAAGAATCCAGCATAGCCGTTTTCGATTAATGGTAATGGTTTCGAACTTGCAGGCTCACCTGCAATTGCTGGCAGTACGAAGATAGAGATCATTAGAAAAGCTGTTGCTTTGATTTTCATATCTAATTCCTTAAGATAAAAAAGTGTAATAACCAAACCCGAAATTATCTTTAAATGCGAGAAAATCCGCCACATGCAGCTCAAGTCATATAAACTGGATTACAAAACTTGTAATATCAGTGTGATATAAACCACAGGATCAATACTAATTATCATGACAAAAAACTACAGTTTGACATTCTAGCGCACCTACATAACTCATAACATTTAAAATAGGAAATTTCAAATCACGTCCGAGTGTACAAACTATAACTTATATACTAGAAATATTCCATAGATACAGAGAATTTCGTGATTTTTAAACACTCGCTCCATATTTTGTTAGCCATTAGGCCTTTATGTTGCGTACGGCCAGACTAGATAGACGTTTGTGAGACAGAATTTCACAGAGACAATCCATTCAGCTTTTCAGAAAGCGCTTTCCAACGTCTCACCCTCAGTGCCAGCAGCAGCTGGCGCGCAATGTTTCTCGCGGTACTCTGCAATAATGCCCATTGCCTCAAGATAAACTTCATCCGGGGCCTCGTAGCCTTCGTCGGTGAATTCGAATGCGGCCATCAGTTCAACCAGGCGGCGTGCCTTCGTGACGTTAAACTGCGGTATAGCTGCTGATTTGGTCAGTTTCTTCTTGCCTGCCGCTTTAGCCTTCGCCAGCTCCTGAGTCGCAACGGCCCCAGCTTTGACGCCAAACTCACGTGACATTGATACCGCTGTCGTGGCTGAAAGCTCTTTCGCCTTAACCATGTCGATCAGCTCGTCGCCACATTCAAGCAGCTGAAGGTGATGATCCACGTCGGCTACTGAGCGTTTTACCTTTTTCGCAATCTCTGACGGTTCCCAACCCTGATTTTTCAATCGCTGATAAGCGGCGGCACGTTCCAGCGGCAACAGAGCGCGACCCTGTGAGCTGGTGACCATCAGTGCAATGCGATCGGCCTCTGTTCCCTTGGCGTCTTTGCACTCCAGTCGGGCGACTTCATGGCCTGCTTCTGTTGCCATAACTGCGCCGTAGTAGCGGTGGTGCCCATCAATGATTTTCAATCCCTGCTCAGTGACCTGAACTACCAGCGCCGGGACTTCTTCCCCGAGAATGAAGGCATCACGGAACTCTTCAACGTGCGTCTGATCAATGTCGCGAACGTTGTAACCTGGCTCAACATAGAACTCTTTCAGCCCGGCGAAGTAAGTTTTGCGTGGGACGATATCGGTTTCAGATTCGTCGCGGTTTTTGTGTACTACTGAAAGTGAAGTCATTTGCTTACCATCTCCATAACCAGAGCCAAAAAGAGCAGGAAAATCATTACGCATGCCGTGCGGATGCCGTGGTAAAAAATTTCATGAACGGTGAAGTGCTCGCGCAGTTTCTTGATCATCAGTTCCTCCACATGTCGATTGCCGGTACGCTTATAACGCCAATTCCTGACGTTTCATGCTGGACACCAATGCAGCCCTGGCTGATGCAGTATTCGCGGCGAATAGCGGCTTTATCGCGGGCCTCTTCGTTTGAGGTCGCATCCATGGCCAGCAGCCATTCACGCGCAGCGCGCCGCCATAAGCCGCCGTTCTCCAGTTGCGTAGCCTTGGCGCGGTGCTTTTCGTAACGTTCGCCCAGGTTCGGACGCTCCCCTTCTTTCGGGATCAGGTAGTGGAACGGATGAGCCTTCAACGCATAGCGGTTAACGATCTCCTGCGTGTAAAGCTCGGTCATCAGTGGCTGAATCATGCGCTTCGGTATCCCTGCACCGTTGGCGATCTGCGTTGACGTGCAGCCAGGGTTATTGCGAACAAACTCAATAGCCATTTCACGAATATTCATGCTCATGCAGCCCCCTGCTGGTTTTCTTCTGCCGCGCCTTTAACCGCTTCCGTCCAGATGTTTTTCCATGAGGACCGGGCCATCACTTCGTTCATTCGCCCCAACCCTGCCGATCCAGCTGCACGCTTAGCCAGCTCCTCGGTGCGATTGCGGGGTTTGCCTGGGTTCGCTACAAGCCGCTTGAAAGCATCGTCACGTTCAGCGATGCTCACTGGCTCCGCTCGTTGTGTCGCTGCTGCACGGCCTGATTTATCCCATGCATTCGCACCAAGCAGGTTGGCCGGGAATTTAGCTGGATGGAAAATCGTCGGCGGGGTCAGATGCTTCGCCCACTCAGTGTTCATCCAGCGATCGCCCATGAACTCAACGACCGTTTTCAGCTCTTCGACCGTGTGGCCATCGACCAGGCGAGCCCTGATATTTTCCAAAGTCGCCTTCGCTGTCGTGTATCTGGCCCCGGTCACCCGGTTTAGATGCTTCAGCACCAGAATGGCCTGGTCGGTAACGTGGATTTCCTCAGAAATTTTGTCATCCCGGTCTGCCGCCATCGGCGGTTGACCAAAAGTGTTTTTATCTGACGGATCATGTTTTGAATTTACTGACGGATCGCCCCCAGATTCTGACGGGTGAAAACCCTGCTTATGACAGTTTTTCGACCGGTCAAAATTTGATGCCTCAGATTTTGATGCGTCAAATCCTGATGCATCAGATTTTGATGGGTCAGATTCTGGCGCATCAACTTTAGAGGCTGCTTCCTTCAGCTTTGCCACGTTCAGCTGGTAGATGTTTGAGGTGTTGCGATTGCCCTTGCGGCGCTGCTTTCGGCTAAGCCACTCAGCCTTTTCCAAGCGACCGATCGCAGTGCGTACCGTGCTCTCACCAGCGCCAATCTGACGGGCAATGGTTGCTACACTTGGCCAGCACACCCCATCATCACTGCACCAGTCAGCCAGGCGGGCCATGATGACTACTTCCGACAGTTTCATGCCGGACAGTGCGCAGCCATCCCAGACGTATGCGGATAACTTAACGCTCATAGAACCCTCGTGAATTTCTGGATGAACCGCTCAAGCGGCTGCATGCACTCATGCGGATAATTCGCACGCAAGGATATGACCTGCTGGTTGATTTTGTCCCAGCGGATGACTTTGACAAGGACGCCGCGCGGGTCCCGGTACGTCCGGTTAAGGTTTTGGCTTTCTTCATCCACGAAGCCCTCCGGTCGGTGCAAGATCGTTTACCTGCTGCCATAACTTCTCGACGTCTACCCGTGGCACACCCAGCTGGTAGTTGCTGTTCACAGCCTCGCCGGGTAATCTTGCTTCATACAAAAACGAAGCCGGTGCTGCTCCGCCTGGCAATGACTTACAATGCAATTGCGGTATGCCCGCTTTTTTTAGTAAAGTGTTCATGTGCTTGTGTCTCCGCTAAAAGTGACTTGAGCGCCGATGGTCGGGGGCTGCAATCCCCTGGCCATCAACCTTTCTGCTAATCATCAAATCTGCTGCTTCCACTTGAACTCCATGCACCGCTGCCCAGGCGAATATCCCGCACTTTGAAAGGCGTACGTAGTTCATAAAGTTTTTTACTACATTGCGAATTTCATGCTTCTCAACAATCCCGTCTGCCTCCGCTTCGAGCTTTGACTGTGCGACCTGCCCGCGAGCCATTTCTGTGCGCATCTGGATAGTGAAAAGCTCAACATTATCCATTTGCTCAGGTGGTGGGTTATCAACCACCACCATCCCAAATTGCTGCGCGAAGTAATCAGCAAGGAACGGATGCCCAACTACATGCTGCATATATGCCAACTGCTCCAGACTAAAAAGGCGCGTGCCATTTTTCATATGCAGGCGATTATTAAATTCGCTGTAAGTCATACCCATCAACTCAGCTATCTGCATGTTAGTGCCTTCGTAATCTTTACATGCCTGGATAACGATCTGCTGTAATTCCACCATTTCACTATTCCCTTAGTAGTTATCAGGCTGAAGCCTTTTTGTTAACGTCAGAGATGTAGAGCTTTGGCTCGTAACGCAGAGCTCCTTTGGTAATGCGCTCCAGGCGCATCGCCTGTTTTTCTGGGATGACGCTGCCCCAGCGAGAAACTGCTGGGTGTTTGAGGCCCAGCGCCTCGGCAACTTTAACGACACCCCCGAAATACTGGACTACAAGGTTCTTGTACATTTATGGCTCCTCATTTGAATCCAGATGAAGGTAACAAAAGTTACCTAGTTACGCAAACACCTTTTACATCGGATTCTAGTAACATTGGTTACATGAAAACCGAGATGAATGATCGAATAAGACAAAGGCGTTTACAGTTGGAGCTTGCACAGCACCAGCTGGCAAAAATGCTGGGTGTTAGCCGGGTATCCGTTACCAAATGGGAAAGCGGGGCCGTTAAGCCGGCCGGTGAAAATCTTCATCAACTGGCAAATGCGTTGTATTGTACTCCTGAATGGATTCTTTACGGCACGGGTGGTAACCCGCAAGACGATACAAAGCTAAAACCAGTCACTCCGCCTATGGTAAGTGTTCCTGTGATTTCATCAGTTCAAGCGGGATCATGGACCGACTCTTATGCTTCAGCGCGCCTGAGTGATGTAATTAGATGGTGCTCTACGACTGTGAAGGTATCCGAAGACGCATTCGCTCTTGATGTGCGTGGTGAATCTATGACCAACCCTGCTGGGTACCCCAGCATCCCTGAGGGGTCGACGGTTATCGTTGAACCTCACTACGGGTCGACAGAAGAGTTGAATGGGAAGATTGTTGTAGCCATTGTTGATGGAAGCTCAGAGGCAACGGTGAAAAAGATGGTGGTTGATGGCCCATATTGCTATTTGATGCCGCTTAACCCAAATTTCAAACCAATTCAATGTGATGACAGCTGCCGGATACTCGGAAGAGTCGTACAGATAAGCCAAGACGTATAAATAAGCCCACTCCGGTGGGTTTTATTTTGCCCCTATAGGTAACTTTTGTTACCTCAAGTGTTGACATCAAAAGTAACTTTGATTACCTTTTACGTATTGAGGCAAGGTGATAAATGTTACCTCCACATATAAACGCTGTGTGTAGTCTTAACGGGGTCCCAAAATGTCAGTCAATGGAAAGGTGAAAATCTTCAAAAGCGGGATGTCGTGGGAGCCACTTTATGATCACTGCCCTCACTGTGGGTTTGACTTGAGCACCATCCCACCAGATGTGCTGGAGAAAATCCTAGCCAAGGTGGAGGAAGAACGTAGCCGTTCAGTGGGAAAGTCAATTTGGTCCAGAATCAGGCGTGCGTTAATTGGTGGGGTTTTCTGAGTGGCTTAATAAAACAGATGGGAGCCGGTGGAAACCCGGCACTTATCGAAAAGTGCGCTGGCATGCAAAACCTATCTCGCAGCCGTTATATTACCAAAAGCCAGGATGTGGCGGCAGAAACGCGGTAGTGCTCTTTTCGATGTGTTACTCAGCGGAGACGGCTGTGGATTAATGCAGTGATCCACCAGCCATTTAATTAAATTATCAGGTTCCCGTTATATTACTGATGACGGTATGGGATTCGTGCAACCTGAATACAGAAAAAGGTTATTTCGATGGCACATGAAGTAGGAACTTTAACAACCCCGGAACTCGTCAAAGAGGCGCACGGCAAAGCTCGTGAACTTGAACACTCTTTCCCTGATATCTGCCAGATGCTTCGCGCTCTGGCTACCCGCCTCGACGTTCGCAACGTGCTTGCCGCTTCAGTATGCAAGAGCAACGTAACGCGCTATGAGCCCGATTACCACATGCAGATGAACCATGAGCTGGCTTTCATGCGCGAATGCCCTGCCGGGCGCTATGCACGGTTTGATGTGCTCGCCGACCTGATTGAGCAGAACGCTCATCTTCATCTTATGCAGACCACTATTTCATTGGCTCTTAATCTTCCCGGTCAGCGTAATTTTTCAGCTGAAGTGATCGAGCGTGCTATAAACGGCGAAAGCCAAAAAACTGGAGAGACAGCCTGATGTCTTGGATTACTACATTAACTGGCCGGCACTTCAAATTTAACGATATGTATCCAGACAGTATTTCGATCGTAGATATCGTGGCAGCTCTGTCGAATATATGCCGATTCACTTGCTATGTGAGCGAGTTCTAAAGCGTATCTCAGCACTCTATATAGGGTACCGCATGAGAATGCGCCGGATGCTCTGCTGGATGCGGTAAAAGCCTTTGCACTGACATAAATTGACCAATTAAAGCCATGACATATCTGAATAAAGTAATTATGGTCTGTAATGATGCCTTGATCTGTATTAATTTCGTAATGCCGAATGAGTGCTACTGAAGAATAGCTATGCGCGAAGATCGAATGTTTTTGAATGAAAAAATTGATATGGAGAGTTGGATGGAAAGAAGTGGCCGATGAACTACACGGTGATAAGGTAAAATCTAAATAGTTAGAGCGACACCCCGAAGGATGCCGCCCCGTTGGTGGTAACAAAGGGATTCGAACCCTTGAACCGTTTCCGATCGACTGGTTTTAAATCAGCTGCCTTCAACCACTCAGCCACATTACCAACACGCTGATTATTTTAAATTACACAGTTAATGTCAATACTGCCTAATGACAAACAAGATTTAATTTCGAGAAATTATGTTATGTGAAAATAATATCCAGAGATTTTGCAAAGCGTTAAGACGTGTAGCGCGTGGCAGGCTACCAGTGATGAGTAGAGAATAGAGCTGGTGCTTGTCGCGAATGAGTGAGATGAAGTAAAAAATCACTGCGTGATATGTCACGCTATCACTAACCCGATGCAGCGGGAAAAGCGGAGAATTGATTATGGGCAATGACTTTATGACAGAAGCAGAGGTAATGCAGGAAATTGGAAAGGCTAGAACTGCGCTCTGGCGGCTACGAAAGAACCACGGCTTCCCTGCTCCGGTTCTTACTCACCCTGCGCGATACAGTCGCAGGGCTGTTCAAAAATGGGTAGATGATGGCGGTGTCAACCGAGCTGTCTAACGTGCCACAGGACTTTATCAGCGTAAAGCTCATAGGCTTTGCGCTGCTCCTCAAGCCAGTCATGTTTGTTATAAACCGCCATTACCCCGCCCAGCTCATGCCCCAGCATCTTTTCGGTGACGTGGGGCATGATACCTTC